TGAATTGATGTCTTCAAATGAAAGTAGGAAATTTCATAATATTACTGGGCATGAAATCAATTTGAATTCAAATAAGGATATCAGTGTTTTGCTTTATGAAATTTTGAAATCAGACCCAAAATATACCAAAAATGGAAATCTATCCGCTGATAAAAATACATTGGTTGATGTGGATAATCCGTTTATAAAAAAATTATTGGAAAGAAAGAAACTTGAAAAGGTGAATGGAACTTATATCGCACAATTCAAAAGAGAAATTTACCATGATAAAATTCATCCAATGTTCAACTTGGGAAATGTTGTAAGTTTTAGGTCCTCTTCTCAAAGACCGAATTTTCAGAATATTCCAATTAGAGATGAATTGATTAAACCGATACTTAGAAAAGGGATAAAAGCATCGGAAGGAAACGTTCTATTTCTTTTTGACTTTTCTGGTGCTGAGGTTCGAACGTCTGCTTGTTTTAATCAAGACCCAGTAATGATAAATTATATCAATGATCCAACCACAGACATGCATCGTGACACAGCTTGTTCTATCTGGATGCTTCCAGTAGAGGAAGTCACAAAGGACATAAGATTTTATGCAAAGAACATGTGGGTTTTCGCTCAATTCTATGGCTCTTATTGGGCCGATTGCGGGGAAAATCTTTGGAAGACATGTATCGAGTCGCTTGATTTGAAAACAAAGTCAGGAAAGCCTTTGACAGACCATCTAAGGGAAAAGGGAATAAAGACCAAGGAAGAGTTTTTAAACCATTGCGAAAAAGTGGAGGATGAATTTTGGTCTGAACGGTTCAAAGTTTATGCTCAATGGAAGAAAGACATCAATCGGAAATATCAAAAATATGGATTCATCGAAACGTTCTTTGGTTTTCGTTTCTCTGGATTGATGAACAGAAAACAAGCCTGCAATTATCCTATCCAAGGTCATTCGTTTCATATTCTTTTGTGGATTGCAATTAAATTACGGAAATTCATCAAAGAAAACAAGATGAATGCTAAAATGGTTTTAGAAATTCATGATGAAATCATCTTTGACACACCATTGGATGAAGTTCCAACCATTGCAAAGGAAGTTAAACGAATCATCCATGAAGATTTGAAAAAGTTTGATTGGGCAGTTGTACCATTTGAAGTTGAGTTTTCAATCACGCCAATCAATGGTTCATGGTATGAAAAAACAGATTGGAAGGAGGAGGACTCATGAACAAGGTTCAAGTTGAATACGGTGCCACAATCAATATTGGAAATTTTGAGAGTATAAGAATATCGGTTCGTCTTGAAGACGTTGTTACATCCACCGAAAAAGAAACTGTCGATGAACTCTATAAAAGAGCCAAAAAATATGTCCTTCAAAAAGCCCGGAATGAGGCTATACATGATTGATCAAATTTTTAATGAAAATTGTTTAGAAACAATGAAACGTATGGAGGATGATTCTATTGATTTAGTTGTTACAAGTCCTCCATACGATAATCTTCGTGACTATACAGGATACAGTTTTGAGTTTGAGACAATTGCACAAGAGCTTTATAGGATAATAAAACCGGGCAGGGCTGTTGTTTGGATTGTATCGGATCAAACTATTGATGGAGATGAAAGCGGAACCAGTTTTAGACAGGCTTTGTTTTTCAAAGAAATCGGTTTCAAACTTAATGACACAATGATTTGGAACAAACAAGCTTCTGGTACAGTTGGATGTTTGCAAAGAAGATATTTTCAAACTTTTGAATATATGTTTATATTTTCCAAAGGCATTTTATCCGTGTTCAATCCACTAAAAGACAGACTCAACAAAGGGGCTGGACAATTGATTTCAAAACGATATAGAGATAAAAATGGAGAAGTGAAAAGAAAAGCCCAGTCTCATAGGAGATATTCTGATTTTGGTTATCGATTTAATGTTTGGGATGTTTATCCATTAATTGAATTAGAATATAAAGATCATCCTGCACAGTTTCCATTAGTTCTTGCACAAGATCATGTCATATCATGGAGTAATCAAAATGATTTGATTTATGATCCATTCCTTGGAAGTGGGACAACAGCTTGTGCTGCTATTAAAACAAACCGACACTATCTTGGTTCGGAAATTTCAAAAAACTTCTATAAATTAGCCAAAGAACGAATTGAAAAGACAAAAGAAAGGATACAGTTATGCCTTTACACACAGATTTAAGACCAAAGACTTTGGATGATTTTCTTGGCAATGCAGCATTGAAAGATGCGTTGAAATCAGCTTTAGAGAAAAACATACAAGTATATTTAATTACTGGAAAATCTGGTTGTGGCAAAACTACTATAGGACGAATCATTGCAAATTATTTGGGGATAAACGAATATCATGTGAATATCATCAATGCGGCCGATTCCAGAGGCATTGACGCCATTCGAGAAATCATTGTTGATTCCAAAAACTCTCCTTTATATGGAACAAAGAAGATTTATATTCTCGAAGAAGCACATCAAATTTCTGTTCCAGCACAAGAAAGTTTGTTGCAGTTTTTGGAAGAACCTCCCAAGAATGTGTATATTGTACTTACTACAACAAATCCAGAAAAACTAAAGGACACATTAAAACGACGATGCTTTGTTGGAGAAGTAAAACCTATCCTTCAATCAGACGTTGTAAAACTTTTAAAGACAACAAAAACGAAAATATCGAGAAAAGTCTTCGAGAAGATTTTATCCGAATGTGAAGGATCAGCAGGAAAGATTTTGAAGGTTTTGGATACAATAGAAGGACTAAGCGAAGAAGATGCTTTATCGATGATTTCTTCTGCTTCTGAGGATAATGCAGAAATTATCCAAATTTGTAGAGTTTTAGTGGATAAAAGATTATCTCCGAATGAAAAATGGAATAAATGCAGAAGTGTTTTGCAAAAACTTGAAATTCCGCCAGAATCAGCCCGACACATTATTTTGAGTTATTTGAATAAATGTATTTTGAACTCAAACCAGACCGATCTTGTTCCGATGCTATTGAATTTTAGTGAAAATTATTATGATGCAGGTCTTTCAGGTTTAATTCTTTCGGTTTATTCGTCAATCTTCAACGAATAAGTGATACAATAAAAATAAATCAAAGGGGGTAAGAAATGAATTTTTCAATTGATTTTCATGATTTGGGCAAGGGCTGGATCGAACAAGTGGATATGACTTTTGAATACGGAAAAAACGTCTTTCTGCTTGAATTGGAACGAAATCAATTAAAAGATAGATTGGAATCGGTAAAGTCTCAGATCGATATGGGGATTAGGAGTAATTCGGATAAAAAGCCCACTGAGACAGCTATTTCGTCTATGATTGTTCTCGATCCAAATTATCAACAAGCTTTGGTTGAATTGTACGAGTGTGAACGTAAAGTACGAGAAGCTAAGAACATCTACAACACATTGGAAACACGTCGAAAGGCTTTAGAAGGCTTGACTCAGCTTTATGTGGCAGGATATTTCAGTTCGAAAAATATTGAGTTGCCTGATATTGCCAAAACACAAATACAGGAGGAACAACATGAAAAATTAAATAAATCAAAAGCAATAAGGAGACTGAAAAATGCACGGATGGAGTGATGTGTTCTTATTTACGTTGGCATGGCCCGGTATGATATTAACTGTATATATAATTGCAAGAGTAATATCCTACGCAATCATCAAAAGCAAAGAACAATGGAGGATAAAAAATGAAAGGTCTGAGAGATAAGTTCCGATCACAAAGAGAAAAATTGATGAATCGCCATCTTGAACAAGTGGAATCTGCAAATGAAAAGTTTACAAGACCGACCATCTTTGATCTAAGCAAGGTTCCAGAAGGAAGAGGATTTTGGTACCCTAAGAAAGGGGATCATCTTATTGATATTATCCCTTTCTTTGCTGGCAATCAGCATCCAAGAGTTTCAGAAGGAGATGCTTCGTATGTTGTCGATCTTTATATTCATCCTTTGATTGGTCCGAAATACGAACCTTTTGTTTGCCAAACAAAGAATTTCAATGGAACTGATCCAATTTGTGAATATCTTGCTCGAAATCGTCTTCCTACTGAAGAGTGGAAGAAATTCTCTCCAAAGCGTAGAACAGTATATTTGGTATGGGTTCATGATACTCCTGAGGAAGAAGCCAAAGGAATTCAGATTTGGGAAGTTGCTCATTGGTTCTTTGAAGCCCATGTTGATGAAATCTCGAAGTCTCCAAGAGGTGGCGGAGCCATTGTTTTCTCCGATCTCGATCAAGGAAAATCAATTGCCTTCTCGATCAAAAGTGCTGGGAAATTTCGAGATGACTCTGGATCAGAACGAGAATCTGTTTCGTATGTCGGACATCGTTTTGTAGATAGAGATGAACCTATTCCGGATCGAATTGTAGATCAATCTTTTTCACTTGATGAAATTATCAAGATGCATCCTTCTGCAAAGGAAGTTGCAGAGGCACTCTCTTTCATGATTGATGCACCTATCAAACGATCTTCTTTTACAAAACCTTCTCGTACAAAGGAAGAAGATATTGATATTCCTGATGAAAATGATGAAGACGAGGAGGAAGAAACCGAAAATGAGGTCGAGGATGATGTTGAAGAAACAGACGAGAGATCAGAAGATACTTCAGAATGTCCTCACAATAATTTCGGTGCTGGATTTGATAAATATGATGATTGTACCTTCTGCGATTTGTATGATGAATGCGGTGATAAAGCTGAATCCTTGAAGAAAGAAGCACCAAAGGATAAAACCAAAAAACTTCGGAGAAAATAAAAATGAAGAAAAGGCTTCAGGATAAACCTATCTCGGAGCCTATCCAGGTAAAAAACCTGTCGGAATCTACATCCAAAATTCTAATTCCGACAGGTAATATACTTCTCAATCTTGCCTGTTCCGATCATTATTATGGTGGTTATGGTTCAGGCAAGATTGTGAACCTGATAGGTGATTCAAGTACAGGAAAAACTCTGCTTGCATTGAGTATGATGGCTGAAATTGCCTTAAACAAAACCTTTGACAACTATCAATTGATCTATGATGATGTAGAAGCTGCATTGGAGATGGATATACAAAAAATGTTTGGTAAGAATCTCTCCAATAGACTTGTTATCCAATCTTCTGACACAATCGAGGATGTTTATGGGTTTCTGGTTCGTACCATTCAAGAGAAACAGCCGTTCATTTATGTCCTGGATAGTCTGGATGCTCTTTCATCGCAAGACGAACAGAAGAGGTCTGATGAATATGCCAAGGAAAAAGAAGTAGGAGGTAGTTACAAAACTGAAAAAGCACGTATGATCTCGGAAATGCTTCGTGTCATTGTTCGGGATATTAAAACCACTGATTCATTGGTTTTGGTGATCTCCCAAACAAGGGATAATCTTGGTTATGGATCGATGTTTAGTCCGAAAGTTCGTAGTGGTGGCAAAGCCTTAAAATTTTATTGTACACATGAAATTTGGCTTACTGTAGGAAAGAAAATCAAGGTGAAGGAACGAGAGATCGGTTCAATGGTTCAAGCTAAGATTTCAAAGAATAAACTAACTGGTAAACGACGAGAAGTTGAGTTTCCAATTTATACAGAATATGGCGTTGATTCCATTGCGGCAAATATATCCTTCCTTATCGAAAACAATTATTGGAAGAAAAGTGGTTCATCAATAGAAGCACCAGATTTTGATTTCAAAGGGACTATGAATGCTTTGATCAAACTCATTGAAACAGACGGATTTGAGAGGAAGCTTGATGAAATTACTGGAACCGTATGGGAACAAATTGAGGATTCGATCAAAATCGACAGAAAATCAAAATACGACTAAGGCTCTTATTTTGGATATGAACAATTTGTGCCATATTTCTCATTATTCAACAGGACATTTGGCAAATGATGATGATCGAAGAACGGGTGTAATCTTTGGGGTTTTCAAACATTTTTTGAGTTTATACAAAAGGTTTGGAACTTCAAATTTTATTCTATGCTGGGATTCACGAAAAAGCTATAGAAAACTAATTTATCCAGAATATAAAGCACAACGTAAACGAAACCGCACACCAGAACAAGAGGCTGATCGCCAATTCCTATATGAACAAATTTCTTGTTTGCGCTCAAATATACTTCCTGAAATTGGTTTCCAAAACTCGTTCATTCAGACAGGATATGAATCTGATGATTTGATTGCAAAACTTACAATTGATTACAAAGATTCAAACTATCGATTTGTCATTGTAAGCACAGATCATGATCTGTTGCAATTGCTATCAAAGACAAATGTGGTTGTTTACAACACTATTAAAAAAGAGATATATACTGAAAAGAGATTTTTGGATGAATGGGGGATTCCTCCAATTGAATATCGGTCGGTAAAAAGTATTGCTGGTTGTGACTCCGACAATATTCCATCAATAGCAAAGGGGATTGGTGAGAAATCAGCCTTGAAATTCATCTTGGGTCAAGGTGGAGAAGAATTAAACAAAAAGATATGGGATAATAAACATATACGAGAACTCAATTTTAAGTTAGTGGCTCTTCCGTTTAAGAATGAGGAAAAGCCTTTGCCACAGTTTGTAATTAGGAAAAACAAGTTCCAAACTGAGGGTTTTCGGAAATGGTTTATTAAACTTGGATTCGATTATTTCATGAAAAACTTTAACGAATGGGAGAACTTCATTGATAGCTGCACAAATTCTGCCGGAAAGTGATTTTGGAATTGCAAATCGATTGATGACTATTGATTTGGTCATTGAACATTTTGTGAAAATGGAACAAAGCGGGGCGTTTCCAGGAGTTATCGATGATATGCCTCTATTTGATGTAGGCAGTGAAATTTTCCCCGAAAAACCGTTCTTCTCAATGATCCACAACTAATTTATGAAAACCGCATCATCTAAAGCAAAAGGACGTCGAGCACAAGATTGGGTAGCAGACAAAATAGGGGAATTACTCAATCTTCCAGTTGGACGAGATGAGTCCATAGCACCAAGAGAAATGGGCCAAAATGGAACTGATGTTCGATTGATAGGGGAAGCTCTGAAGAGTTTTCCCTATTCAATTGAAATCAAAAACCAAGAGAAATGGAGCATCATTTCATGGATAAAGCAAGCCAAAACAAATTTAATCAAGGACACTAATTGGCTTTTGTTCTGTAAAAAGAACCGTCATGAAATGGTTGTTGTATTGGATGCCAATCATTTTTTTGAAATCATGGCAAGGTTGAAACATGCTGAACAAAATTCTAATCGAAAACTTTCAAAGTCATGAAAAAACAGAAATTGATCTGTGTTCAGGTGTAAATATAATCCATGGTCTTTCACAAGCTGGTAAAACAGCTATTTTCCGTGCTTTGTCATGGGTATTTTTCAATCGTCCTTCTGGATTCAGGTTTCATTCTTCATTTGCAAAAGATGATTTTACAAGGGTAACTTTATTATTTGATAATTGCAAAGTTATCCTAAAGAAAACTGAAAAATCATCGAGTTATGTTTTAGAAACTAAAAATGGTATTCAGGAATTTTCTGCAATTGGATCAAATGTTCCGGATACCATTAAAAATGTGCTGAACATTTCTGAGTTAAACATCTCCAGCCAATTAGACCCTCCTTTTCTCGTTCTAAACTCACCGGGTGAAATCGGTCGATTATTCAATACGGTTACAAATTCTGAAAAGGCCGATGAGTTTGTCGGTATTCTCACTTCAGCTATAAACAAAAAGAAAGCATCTATTTCCTCTTTGGAAAAAGATTTAGAGGGAATTTATTCTCAAATCGAGAGAATCGAAAAGGTCGAGAAATATGATAAACTATTTGTAAAATATTCTTCGATGTTAGAAAAAGAAGAATTGTTGGATGATTCAATTGAAATTATAAAAGACAGATACCAAAAACTTTTGGTCAAACAAAAACTGATTCTCGAAATAGACATTGGTCTATTAGATAGACTATCCACTCGTTTGGAAAAAGCCGAACAGTATATTGAAAAACATGCTTTCAAATTGGATAAAGTTACAACGTCATATCGAAAATTGTGTGCTGTATTGGAAAGATTGGACGATGATCAAAGAAGATTGGATCATAGCACCGAAATTTTTGATTTATCCAAAGAAATAATTTCCAAATTGGAAGAACTGGAAGACGGCATAATTAAAACCAATGAGATTATTCTAAACATAAGGAAAATTCTGTCTCTAAAAGAATCCATCGATAATAAAACACAAACGTTGAAAGAACTAAAAAACAAATATTTGGAAGAATTATCAGTAAACAATATTTGTCCTTACTGTTTCTCCAAAATTGATAAAGAGAAGTTGAGGAACTCATTATGAAACTTGTATTGGTGTCGGATATTCATCTTTTATCCAAACGTCCTTCTGGACGAATCGATTCAATATTATCCTCACAATGGGATAAACTTCGGTTTATTTTTGAAACAGCAAACTCATTAGATGGCATAATTATCCAAGCAGGGGATTTGTTCGATAAGCCAAGAGATTGGGAAATTCTCAGTAAATTTATTTCATTGAAAAATGAATTTCCAAATGTGAAGCTCTTTTCTGTCTATGGTCAGCATGATATGTATTATCGAACAACAGATTCTGTTTGTAATATGTCCCTATTACAAAAATTGGGAATGGTGGAAATTCTATCTCAAACTCCATATTATCTTCAGGAACATTCGTTGTACGGTTCATCATTTGGAGAATATGTTCCAGCACCAAACCGATCCAAACCAATATTAGTTATCCATGCACCAATTTCTGAATCCTATGTAAACACAGAATACAAACCGGCAGCAGAATTTTTACGTAGAAATAAATTCGACGTTATTCTATGTGGAGACATTCATATTCCATTTATTGTTCATTACAAAGAGAGGATGATTTTAAATACAGGTTGCATTGTTCGTCATGTACGTGATGAGGTGAATAAAACCTATCAACCATTTTTCTATATATTGGATAGTGAGACAAAAACACTTGAAACAAAATTTATTCCTGCTCTTCCATTTGATGAGGCTTTTGCTCAATCAAGCAAAACCCAAATAGAGAGCTTAAATCATTTTATTGAAGAACTGATCGACAAACAAACGAAGTCGGTCGATATTATGGACAGTCTTTCACGAATTATTTCCGAACTGAAAGATGATGATCCAATAAAAGAAATATTTTACAAATTGTGTAGTGGTAAGGAGGTTTCATGAGCGATAAATTAAATCAATTGAAGAAACAAATTAACGATCTAAAAACGAGAATTGCGGTCGAGGTCAATGAAAGCAATCGTTTGATTGAGGAACTAAAAACACATATTCAGTTTGAAAAATTGGTTGAAGTTCCTGCGATTATTGCTTCTATGGAGGCAAAGAAGACCAAAATGGAAAAGGAACGATTAGAACTTGAACGGAAACTGGAGAAACTTTTGAGGGAGTACAATGAACATTCTGACTGAGTACGAAAAAATTAAGCTTAAAAAGTCGATTCTAATCGACAATCTGAACACAAAAGATGCTATTCTAAAGGCAGAAACTAAGAGAGCGAACGCATTGACTGAAACTCGCTTGTTGATCTCTGAGGTTGCCAAAGCAGCACAAGAGAATTTGAAAACACAAATTGAAGAACTGGTCACATCTTGTTTGCAATCAGTTTTTCAAAACCGAGATTTTCAGTTTAAGTTAAATTTCCAAATTAAACGAAATAAAATGGAATGTGTCCCAACAGTAATTGAAGGAACACGAGAAATGTCACCAGAACACGAAATGGGAGGAGGTGTATTGGACATCATTTCATTTGCGATGAGAATAATCATGTGGAATATGCAACACAATCGCACTCGGCCTTTCTTGATGTTGGATGAACCATTAAGATTTTGTGGTAATTTGATTGGTCATGGGTGCGAAATGATCAAACAAATTTCAAAAGGTCTTGGGACACAAATATTGATTATTACTCACTCAGATGAACTAATTAACATTGCAGATAAATCATGGCAAATAAAACACGTTCTTGGCAAATCAGTTGTTTCCGAGGATGCTCGCTAAATCTCCTGGGGGTGCCCTTGTACACAACACATCCCAGCCAACCAAGTCCTTCTCGTAAATTAGCGAGCAATCTTTGCATCGAAAGAAGGACAATGTTGTGTACACTTAACTTTCAACTCTAATTTAGGAGGATTTATGTCAGAATTTACAGAAGAAATCATAGCTACTTTAGGAACACATCACAACATTCCAAAAAAGTACACAAAGCTTCTAATCGAAGAAGTGTTGGATTTAATCTGCGATACTGTTCTTACAAAGGGCGATGTTAGATTTGGAAGACATGGTTTCAAACAAAAGTACACTCCATCACGGAAATGTCGAAATCCAAGAACAGGAGAAACTTTTGTTGCACCGGCAAAAGTGACTGTTGTCTATAAAAACAAAAATGCGGTGGTTAAAGAGGATGCATGATGTTCTTCTATCTTGTTGCCATGATAGATCGCTGCAAAGGAAAAATCATTGCGAAATACAGTAATCCAAAATCTGCATTTGATCATAAAACAAGATTGGAACAGGATAAAAGATGGCGCTGTTTGGAAGTTCATGCATCCAATCAAAATAAGGTCAAAAATCAGATATTGAACGTTTCTGAACTTCATGTGATGTGAGATAAAGCCCCTTTTTTAAGGGGCTTTCTCATAAGAAAGGACAAATTATGGATTTAATCTTAGCTGTACTTAGAACTTGGGGACACATCCTTGTTGGATTGGCAGCTATGTTCTCTTTTGCATTTATTGGATTGAGCATCATCAAAATGATCGTCAACTATAAGGAGCGCAGGTAAATGAAACTATTGGAATCGATTCTCTGTTTGGATTGCGAAGAAGTGTACAGTAGATATGAATTTTCATATTGTCCAAAGTGTGGTTCCCAATCAGCAATCCCTGTTAATCGTTATATTCCAAGCTTGGGGAATTGCCATGAAAATTCTAATAACAGTCCTTATTGGATGTCTGATATTAACAACGACTACCTTGGGTTCCGAAACGCAGGATTTTTCGAACCTTATTAAAAAGCACACATCCAAAATAAAATTAGTCCAACACATTATTAAAAAAGAATCCACCGGGAAATCAAAATCACGAAATAAACAATGTATTGGACTAATGCAAATAAATTCCAAAGTTTGGTTATCCAAAGACCCAAAGTATAATTTGATCAAACTTGGAATTATCCAAAAGAAGTCCGATTTGTTGAATCCAGAACATAATATACGAGCAGGGATTTACATCCTCAAACACTACAAATACGATTATAAACGCTATCGGGGAACAGGAACAAATGGAAAGAGAAAAAAAATGCTCGTGTTGCGGAAAGAGAAATGTTGCGGGATACGTACCAAGGTATGGAATCTTTCTGAGTGAACTGTGTTTGAAATGCTTTCAAAATCATTCTGAGGAAAGATTGCACAAAACTTCTTATTCGAACTCAACCATACGATACAGGAGGGAGGATTGAGTTTAAAATTTCTTCGAAATCTGTGTTATATCGGTATTGCACGGTACATTGGAGAAGTTTTTGAACATGATCATCGTGTCGTATTGCGAGGAATCGCTAAAAACGTGATCGAAAAAAGTGATTTCGCGTTATTTATCATGATAAAATCATCAAACTATAGATTAAAAGCGATAGAATTAAAACAAATAGAAAAGAAAATGAATCGATTTTTGAAAATAGTTGGTGAACAAGAGTTTTCTTCAATCGAAATGATCGGATTATCAATCGCCTTATTAGACGATATGTCAAAAGAATTGGAAAAGATTGGTAGTGTGAATAGACTTAATGCTATGAACGATTTGATTTCGGCGTTATTTGCTTTGAATAAATATTTTGATCGAAAATTTGAACGGTCGGAATGTTATGATAAAGCGATTCAATTAACCAATATCATGGAAAGTATTTGGGAACATTAACAACAGGAGAAAAACTATGTTAATCAGATTGGAGGATGATGTTCTCTTTCTCAATATCGATGCAAAGGATAAATCCTTTATAGCAATCGATGAAATTATGGGAATTAAAGAAATTCCCGACATTTTGTTTGTAGAAAAAACAAACAGAAAGGATATGAGTTTTGTCACAAAACTTGAACATTTGTTCAAGACAACCATCATTGAAATGGAGGATACAAATGAGAATAAAATTAAACGAACAACAAATCAAAATTTTTCAATTAAACCAAAAATTGATCCTTTCCTGCCCGCAAAAATCGTTTCCAAAAGTAGTGGTGCAACTCCAAAACAACCTGCTCCAAACCTCTACAACAGATGGGGTTCAAACGGGATTGTTTTCTCAAACAAAGGTACAGGAACAATGTACAGAAAAAGTTCAGTTTGAGTTTTCGCTTCCCAAACAACTATTGGAAAGCGTTGAACTTGATCTTTACGAACAAAAAGCCATTTTTAATGGAAATATTGTCCGAGAAATGGAAAAGCCTAAATCAAATAATTGGTTCTATCTTTCTGAAAATTATGTCCAACATTCTTTAGGATATGAAATAATTGAACTTTACAAAATGATCATGTTGAGTACAGAAGGAAGGTTGCCAAAACATTTGGTTCTTTTGGATTTCGATGATCCTAATGAGATTAGAACTTTGAACATGGAAACTGAAATAGATTGGAAAGATAAGTATGTAAAACCAGTCAGCAAAAAAGTTTTGGTTTCTGCATCAATGTTCATGATCATTCTACTTTCCTTGGATAAATATGATACAAATGTTTTCTTGGGCCTCTCTTCACAAAGAGATCATGTTTTGATCATGCCTTCGTGTCATTACCAAAATGATGAATACATAACCTATTCGCTGTCCCCATTGTTCTAAAATAAACAAGCCGCTTTGATTGGATTCAAAGCGGCTTTGCTTTGAAAGGAGAATATGAAAACAAACGCGCTTGAAGAACTCAAAAATAGCCTTGGTTCTTTGGACAAAATCTTGTGTGCTGATATATGCCACTATCGAAATAACGGAACCTATAAAGAAATAAAATTAAAAACAGGAGAAAATAGATGTATTTTCGAAAAAGAATTATCCAAAATCAACTATGATGCTGGTTATGGACTGCGATATATCTATGGAAGAGTGTGGACAACCAATTTCCTATGCTTGGATAGATATGAATACAATGGGGCAGAACAATGGATTTTTGCACAATTTTATCCAGTTCCGGATCATCTTGTAACTAAACCATGGACGATAATTCGATATTTTGGACATGATTATTTGGTCAATGTGGATGATCGTGTGATTGTTCCAATGTTTATACATAATTTAACGTCTATATTGGATCGGGATCACATAGATGCAATTCTAAAACTTGCATGAGAATCAATGAAAGGATAAATATGATTGAAATTATCACAGCAAATGATATCCCTGATGCATGGTTTCTTTGTCTTCGTAGAATTATTGAAAAAGGATATCGTTACAAAATTGATTCTGGAAGCTATGAAGGACAGGATCGAATTGAACTGGATTATGTTTCGATTGAAATTAAATATCCAGCAACACGTCCTCTATTGCCAAAACTAAATCCAAGTTTAGGAATTCCTGAACCAGCATCAGATGAATACCTTGAATCTTATGTCCACTATTTATTGACGGATGAAGTCAAAGAAGGAGAACAATATACTTATGGACAGTTTATCGTTCCACAACTTCATAAAATCATCAAAAAATATAAACGTGGTGGACATAGGACAAACCAATGTACGATCATGATTGGAAACGAACATTCTGTGGACCTAACTGATCCTCCTTGTCTTCGAATCATCGACACTAAAATTATGGATGGATATCTGCACTTTTATGTGTATTTTCGATCATGGGATTGTTGGGGAGGTCTCCCAGTAAATCTTGCTGGTCTGGAATACGTCAAAGAATATCTGGCTTGTGAATTAAACGTTCTTCCGGGAAAGACTTTTGCGTCAAGCAAAGGTCTTCATATTTATGATTATGCCGAAAATCTGGTTAAAAACTATATTTTTCGGTGAAAAATCATCAATCCAGGAAGATTTTATTGTATCATAAGAACAAAAGATGGGGGAAAAATGGTTTTCCAAATTAAAAATCAGATCGATCATGATGCAATTTCGTTAATTTTCAAAAATTATGTGAATCAAGATGCTGAAAATCTCATCATGGAAGTCGAAAAAGAACTCACCGATGATGTTATGAAACAGCTTGAAGGGAAAAAGGTCAGCATTTATGGTTCTATTCCGGTTGAACTTGGAATTTTCCTTGGGCATGTTTTGAAAAAAGTTTGTGGTCATATCGAATACAACAACACTTTCTGCGTTTAATTTAGGAGGACATAAAATGGATCGAGCCACGATTGATTGGTTGTTGCATGATATTGATGATTTCCAGGTTGAATTAGGCAGAACTGTTTTAGGCGAGTATGATTCAACCTATCGCGAAATAAAACGAGTCCTCCATAGACTTTCGGAAGGTTTAGCCCATGAAGATTTGTTGGAAATAATTATTGCTTGGAATCAGCTTAAATCTATTTACGAGATTTTAGCTGATTTATGGGTAAAACTTAGCGAAATCAGATACAGATTAAACTCTATCCTATATATATTAGGAGGATATGTTGATTTATTAGATAACAAAATCAAGAAATCATTAAATTATAGTATCTTTATATAAAGGAGGAACAACATGAAAATTGAAAGTAATGACAGAGGGTATCATTTTTTGGAGTGGAAACATGGAGCACATAACAGATATTCATTGAGATTGTGGATATCTGAATCCTTATCAAAAGGAGAAGAAATCAATTTTCCCGTAACAAATGCCACGATTAGAAAAACTCAGAAGGGAGGATTGGTATTAATCCCGAAGGAAGGAGATGTAGTATATTTGGCATCAATGGTATCGGGATTTCGGGGAAGTGCTGGCCTGACGGTGATGGATGGTGGAGAAGAAATGGCTCAGGTGTATTATTTTCACAGTGGACAAGGGCGTATTGGAGAGACTGCCTTCGCTCTGATTAATGGAAAAATGACCGAGCCAGTCTTGGTCAAATGGAGGAAATCGGGAAGGAGAGTGGACAAGACTTCTGGAATTTGGAGATTAACGGCTGACGGACTCATCGAAGACGTTATTGATGATCCCGAGGTTTGCAGTCTGCTATCTGAATGATTATCCACATTGCATAAGGAGAATAGAAATGTCCGGTCCGAAAGAAACAGAAGGGAAGCTTGACTGGAGTGTATTTCCATTCAACGAAGCACAAGAAGTTTGTAAAGTATTCGTTGAAGGAGCTCGTAAATATGGAGCACCGTTCACCTATCGTCAAGGAATTGATGCGAATAAATTATTCGCTGCTGCAATAAGACATCTCGTCCAAATGCAAATTTACGGAATGGACTCTTGTGATAATGAAAGTGGTTGCTTTCATGCTGCACATGTAGCAGCGAATGCTCTCATGATACTTTCACAAATTATATAGGAAACAGTATGAAACAGATGATTCCAATCACGATTGAATGTGGACAGAAATCGTGTGCATCAAAACCAAAAAATTTCTGTAAATTATTGACTTTGGATATGAGAGGTGGAGGAAGCTGTTTATTGTTTGGGAAATTAATTGAGGAAGATGGTTGGATAATGAGACACAAACTCTGTCTAAAATATGCAATAAATTGTGGAAAAGAGGACAAATGAAAAATGACAACGTATTTTAACACACCAGAAGCCGCAAAGTTTGTTGGATGTTGTGTCGGCACTATTCATAGATATACCAAAGAAGGACGATTAAAGGCTGTTTCTGAAAAAGAAAAAATAAATATTTCAAATTTTGATCCAAAATATAATTATTTCACATTGGAAAGTTTGGAATATGTGAAAAAATTTCGAGAAAATCCCGAGTTATATCGACGAAAAAGACCGAAAATGGAATTGACTGAAGCTATTTGTCCAAGATGTGGGAAGAAACATAAAACAAAAAGAAACTGGTCCGGGACAGGGACTCCAAGATTCTATTGTCCAACTTGCCTTACATTCATACAAGGGGAATAAAATGTTTCATCAAATCAATCCATACTTGAAGGAATTTTTTGATTTAAAATGTATTCCTGACATCATCTCGTTGAAACTCTTCCCAAACTTGAAGGAAGTTACGGAGAGCATGGGAGCCTTTTATGCGGTCCAAAAATATATTTTGGACAATAACTTTCAACTGTTCAAAAATCCCAAAATAGCGGCCATCTCCGTAGGTGATGGATCGACTCCAAGGACAGCGGCCTTATTTGCCTTTCGAACTAATTGGAATTGCTATAGCATCGATCCGATGCTACATACCGAAAGAGAAGAATTTAAAACGATCCGTCGTCTTACCATGATTAAGGATAAAGTTGAAAACGTTAAACTTGACCTCTCCAATTATGAGAAGGTGATAATCCTGCTGGTGCATTCTCATGCAGGGCTTAAAAGAACCTTGAATGCTTTGCAACATAAAAACAGATCGCTTGTGACTATTCCGTGTTGTGTACCGCATGAAATAGCAGATAAGCCCTATATTGGATATGTCGATACCTCAATTGCGACAGCTAAAAACACCGTTAAAATTTGGAGAAACATCTGATGGCACCCATGATATGTAAAGAATTACAAGCGATGCTAATTCAGAATAAGTGGGAATTTATTTCAACCGATATGCCTGGTGAACGAGTTATGCCCAAGAAGGGGTATCAGGGGCCGCATATTATAACCCCTAATAGAATAACCATGTATTATAACTATGATCCGAATGGTGATGGATCGGAGCATAAAAAATATAAGACAATGTTGATGAAATATATATTAACAATGTCTTATAAAAAACTGAAGTTGCTTAATGAGGAAAGAAATACAATTGTTAACGCACTGGATAACATAGCAGAGATTCCACTATATGCAGTAAGGAAATGCAAAAGCAAAAAATGTGATAAGTGTGTTGGGTACACTCATGCATCACAAGATGGTTATTCTATTTTTTGTTCATCACAGAAAATAGATTCAAACTGGGACATTACACATAACGCACAGGACGGCATTATCACCTGTCCAAAGTGTCTTGAAATCATGGTTTTAAATAAAATGGGAGCAAAACAATGATGGATATGACATATTGCATGAATGAATCATGCCCAAGGATCGAAACATGTAAAAGATTTATTGGGAATATTGAAGGTGTCTATACAAATAATTATTTATCACAAGCCTATTTTGAACATAAACATGGG